CAGCAGTAACAAGCTTTCACTCCTACGGAGTTAAGAAGTCCGTAGAACCGGGGGCTTTGATAAGGCCCTCGGACGACTTAGACTGATCCCTGATTGGGGATGAGAATAAGACGTTGTGAAATTACGCCGTCTCTGACCTTCAGGTTGTACCTGAGGATTTGAACCTACGTAAGTAGGCACCCACGTCAACGCCATGCGCAGTTTATAGCGTATGGGACTCTTCTTAAGGTGATCCTTGCCTCTTCCTAAAAGAGGAACATGGAAAAACTTGAGAAGCGCAGCATAACCATCTAACGTATCATTCCTGTTTACAGGTTTGAGCGTAAGCCCTCTAGTTTCGAAGGCTTGAAGCGTGCGATTCCAACGAGTTGGATTCGCAGCATCGAGATGTGTATGCCACCCTAACGAACCTGAAGTCTGACCAACAAGTGGGAGAGCAATTCCTAAACGCTCCTCCACCTCTTGAGCCAGAACGGTGCTGAACTCGTATAGACCACGTAACCATGCTTGGTTACTGGTTGCCACGAGGCCAGCAATAACGTTAGGATCTGTTGACGATTCATCTGGCCGGGAACCGATATAGACTGGTGTCACGTCGACACCACGCCATGCATCGACCCCGCAGCTCTCTTTGAAGTTACCTTCAAGAAAGCTCTTACGCTCGTTGATTCTTAGGCCAACGGACGTAAGCCAGTTCACACACTGACGTGCATATCTCGTATCTACGATAATATCATCACCGTAAATACGGATAAGACGAGACGCGCGCTCAACGTTCCTGAAAGAAGGTTTAGTCCCCTTCATGTCAAGAATGGCTGCGATGCAAACTACCGCAAAGCAAACACTCTGAACTGGAAACGTTAAAGCGTTACCCATCCCGGCAAATTTACTCAATTTAGAAACACCAGTGTTAGGTGCTTCTATATGAGTAGATCGACAATCCATCATATGGTCCAAGAAGAGACCATGACCTCCGAATACGGTCTGAACGAGCGGTATGCTCATAAGATCGGATGCGGATTTCAGATCGATGGTTGCCCAGTTGTCGTGAAGGGAGCCTTCCAATGCAAGTTGTTGATTCTTGCTTTGGTCGGTAATGTCCAGACAGTTACTGAGGACCTTGCAATTGTCTATAGCAGACTTAAGCAAGATCGATAACCCCTGTTGAATAAATTGATTCATCATGGGCTCGACAGTAATCGTTCGTCGCGATGAAGAGTTTTTCTCCACCGTGACCAGTCTGGCAGTGCGTCTCGAAGCCTGTACACTATGCTCGTCAAACATCTCTGCTTGACTAGGGTAGTCTTGGGCCAGTGGTTGTCCGATAACGACTCTTTCTGATAAATCAGTTAGAGAACATTCGAAATCGGCATACCCATAGGCATCCAAGTCAAATTCAGCGTTCTTGACTGAATTCGTCAAAGCCGACCACTTCTGGTTAGCTTTGTAACCCTCGTATACAGCACCGGGGCCGTGTTTGAATCGATCAAACCTAAGGGGTTCAGAACTTAAACTCCGAAGGACGATTTTCGACACGAGTGAGATGAGGTGATGTTGCCTATCAGGTATAACTACCTGTGCAGCTACATCGTCGGTCTCAAAAAATGACGCAACAGCTTTCTTGTGAAGAATCTCTTCTTCACTAGATTGCATCGTCATTTTCTTAAAGAGGTAAAGCACCTCACAGAGGCACTTTATGACGTCGTCTTCGACGTCCTCTTTAAGCTCCCCAGAGAAAGGATCGAATACTTTGCTGAACATACCTGAGAGGAATCTCGGGATTGTTCCCTTAGGGATTGACTTAAACCCCCTAGGGCAGGCAAACCTACGATCACGGAGACCACTCCTTAGTGCGTCTCCTAGCGTAGGTAAAGCTATGGTTAGGAATCCATAGCCTTCGTTTTCGAACCTTGACTCGAGCGTTTCAAGATCACGCTCGAGGCCTTTCACATCAGGACAAAGTCTGTGGAAATCCATCCACAGACCACGTAGGAGTAATATCGGACTTTTCATCGCAACCTCCTTGAGGTAGTCGATTCCGAGTCTGACCTTCCTGTCCGACCTCTAAAGGAGGCCGTACCCCTAATCCACTAGCAAGTGGATTTGGCATGTTCGGGAAAGGGGAGCAAGCACCAAGGATTATGGCAAGAATAGCCATAGGCCCAAATACAAGCCCCCAACGAACAGCCCAACGAAGTACAAAGTCAACAGCGTGTTCATATGTATTAGGATTCATGATTGACTCCTATTCTATACGAACTAGCTCTGAAATTGTAGCAACTTGAGGGTTGTCACCTCACTATCGTCGCGATAGTCCGTGAGGGCTTTCGCGAGCGCTACCATCGCAGCATCGGTGAAACCGAAGCTAGGACGGTTGATAGTGATGGATACCGAAGCGACTTGCTTCTTAGTCAATCCAGAGTACGGATCAACGGCATTGACAGTCTGCGTCATTTGGACGTAGTGTCTGTCACCACCGCCTTTCGTACGCTGGTGATTGGTGATAACGGCATAGCCATTACCACCGGTATCCACGCGTTCTGACCCATACCCATCAGACTTCACAACCGTGAAGACAAGCTGGGGAGTGGGAGAGGCCGCGGTTACGGTAACTGGATCGGGAAGCATCAAACGTCTCCTTGTGAAATGATTTTTACGATCTAGGACTGAATGTCTTAGACCGTGAATATTCGATGCGCTGTGCTAATAGCGCACCGATGATAGACTTCTGATATACCGACAACGTCGTCGGCACAGAAGTTAGTTTCACATCAAGAACTGTAGCTAGGTCCATACGGGCTCTCGCCTCGTAATTCAACACAGAGGTATGACGATTAGCAACAACAGTTGTTTTGCTAATAGTCTGTCCAGGCTGGTTGAAGACGTAGTCGTTCCTAGTAAAGTTCGACTTCGAAGTGAACTCGGTAATGAGCTTGCCTTCAGTATGGCAAGTGATCATACCCCAGTTGATTAGTCCCGGGTCATGGTTAATATTGTCGATTAATTCGACATAGTTACCAAAACCTGTGAAATAGTCAACTAGCCACGTCCACGGAACAAGATTATAAAGATCCGTAACACGTGGGACAGCTCCCATCCTGTCAAGAAAAGACTTGACACGGAAGGACGGTATATTAATCGGCGGAAAATCAAAAGTTGCGTTTATAACTAATCGCAACTCAGACTTTCTTTCGATTCGGGAAGAGGTAAACGGATAACCGTACTCTAACCCTGATATATCGTATTCGAAGCCCGAGACACCCGATTCGGCCGACTCGACGAGTCGCTTCGACCGAAAGGTTGTTGGCTTGCCATCTCTAGAGAGTAAGAAGTTATACTTCTTAGCCATCTTGTTGGGCAAGACCACCAAGTCCGTGACGTCTCTATAAA